CGCATGGATCACGGCGGGCGTGCCGGAGTATTGATGCGTCACTGCCCGATCCAGATACGGAGCCGCCGTCCCATCCGCCAGCACGGCCGTCACATACGAGGCGGCGGTATCCCAATTCGACGTGGCGGGCAGCACCAGTAAGGGACGCGGCGTCAGCGCCGCCACTAAGGGGCCGAGCACCTTGACGAAGTTCGTCATCTCAGCGGTCGTATATTGCATGGATCGATTGGGGGCACCAAGATCTGGTTCGTTCTGCACTTCAAGGGCGTAAAGATTCACGCTCGCATTCGTCTGAACGAGTCCCTGAAAGGCGGCCAGTGTGCCAGCCCAGGCACTATAACTGCCACTGAGTAAATGCCCACCGAATTCCGATCCGCTATCTTTTTGACCCGCGGCGGCGCTCCACGTCGAGGCGATAATCTTCGCGCCGCGCGCAGCAGCCTTCACATAGTTGGAATAGAACGACATGGATGTGCCATCAGACCATATACCTGTGCGGAGAATGGAGAGGCCAATGCCAGCGGTCGTGCTGAAAAATGTATCAGCGAGGGCGTCTGAGAGGGGCGTCGCATCGCGAAAGACATCCGCGGTGCCGAAACCTTCGATCGTTTGCTGCGGTGCGAGGCGATTGATGGTGATATCGCCCGTGCCATCAGGCCCGGGAGCATGTGAGGGCGTAATGCCATGCCCCCGGGTCGACGGAATGTAATAGGTGCCCATAAGCCCGTTACCTATGGGCACCCGAAGGGATTAACCGATTTCGCGATACGCCACGCCCCACGACCATGAGGTCAGCGTGCCCGGCGTGCTCGTGAACTGCAGAAAGTTCCCAGACGTGCACCCAGGCATGGCGAGCATGGTTTCAGCCGGCGTCGGCACCCAGAGCCAGCCGTTCAGCACGTTGAAGTTGTCCCAATAGATTTTGACTTCGGTGCCGCCGCCGTTGGCCGAGCTGTTGACGCCGCAGGTGCCCGCAGCGCCTGAGGTGCCGCCCACGAGGTTGGCGGTCGGCAGGCCCAGCGACGTTTTGGCCGGCGTGGCGCTAACCACGGTTGGAAACACGGTCAGCTTCGTGCCGAGGGCGATCCCCTGCTGCGCGCTGGTGGCATTGGCCCGCTGACTCGCCCAGGCGCGGAGGATTTCATAGCCGGGCACTGCCGCGCCGCCGGCCGATGGGTTCATGAAGACCAACTGCGGCGCCGCAACCACGGTCTGCGCGTCGACGGAAATCGTATAGGTGCGGTCAGCCACGGGAGACTCCTTTTACTGCGATGACAGTTCGCCAGCCATAACAAACGTCTGGCCCGGCCGTTCGTAATCGATTTCCTGCCCTGTGCGCGCGTCCAGACACTTCAACCGCTCAACCTGCCCTGTCCCATTGCATTTCGGACAGTCGATCGTGAGGTCTTCCCCGGTCAGGCGGTTATACCCCAGCCACATTTTGCCGGGATGCCGCTTGTAATCGCTGCACGCAATGCACTTCATCCATCCCACCGGAATCATGATGACGGGCACGGCTTCCTGAGCCATTACGCGCTCTTCGCCTTCTTCGGCTCAAATGAGGCCAGCATGGCTTCCAAGTCTTCCGCCGAGAGTTCGGCCATCTGCTCTTGAATGGCCTGCATCCGCGCTTTCTTCTGGCCGTCAATCACGAGCGCGCGATCCTGCGGCGAGAGCTTTTCCAGCATCGCCCGAATGTGTTCCGCCTGATCTACGACAGCCGTGCCAGGATCTACCTCGAGATAGCCCTGCGCCAGCATCCGCTTATGCTCCGGCTCGCTCTGGACGGTGATCTCTTCGCCGTCAGCGCTCCACAACAGGCGCGGATAGGGAAACGTCTTACCCGCATCCGGGTTGTTGCGTGGCCCTTCGACCGACCAGAAGAACGTGGGCCGCGGGTCGTCCTTCGTCGGCAGCAGTCGCAGATCATGCAACTGCCGCGGGCGGAACGGTGAGCGCCCGCCTTGCAGATCCGCCGTGTTCAGCGAGCCGTCTGCAATCGCCGCCCGAATTTCTGCGAGCAGTTCAGCATTCAGTGCCATTAGTAGCCCTTCAGCTCCGATTCCACAATCGTGTTCGTGCCCACGAAGTTGGTGCCGCCATTGAACGAGACGCCCAGGAATCCGCCCGGCGTCGAATCAAAGGCCGACGACACCACGGACAACTGACCATTCCCAGAGGCGCCGGTCGCCACAAGGCCCGTCGCCGCCAGCGCATGACTACAGACACATGTGCCGGCCATAATCGCGGCCGTGCCGCCGAGGCGGATATGCGATGTGACCGTAAAGGTGCCAGTATCCACGGCCGCCGTGCCTGCGCCCCAGGTAAACGTCAGAATCGCCGGATCGGCCACGGTCCCGAGCGTGCCATACCGCACGATGACGGTGGCCGCCGCGGTGCCTGCCGCCGTCTTCACCATGTCGAAGACACAGGTGAAGCGCATGCCATTCTGGATGACACCCGGCCCGACCGGAATCGCGGATCCCGCCAGATAGGTATCCGCCGCGTAGCCCGTTGAGGAGGTGACACTCGCCACACTCACGGCCGAATTGAGAATCTGATTAAACGCCGGGCCGATCTGATAGGTCTGCTGAAACTCACTGGTTAGCCCATACCAGACCGGGGCGCCGTTTTCGTGCGGCAGTGAGATCGAGCCGTTGTAGCCGGGCACGACCCCGATGGTCGGTGACACCGTGACATCCGTCACGCGGAAATATTCATCTTCGCAGAGGATGATCATTTTGTTCGCGATGCCGGTCGCGGACGTCAACTTCAGCGTCTTGTCGTTGGCCGCTTTCGCGAGGGCGAGCGTCGTGGATACGAGTGCCATTAGGCCACCGTGACGCCGTTCTGTGCCACGCAGGCCCAGACGCCGTTAGATGCTTTCATCGTGCAGCTATTACCAACGGCCCCGCCGAAGGTCGCCACGTCCGTGGCCGCGGCGTTGCCCGCCATCGTGATCGTATGGGCCTGCGCCGTCGTGCTGATAAACACGAGCGTATTTTGCTGGTCAATTGCCGGCGCCGCGAGGGTCATCGCACCGACGCCGGCTTTCGTCAGGTAAATCAAGGCCACGTCAGACGTCGGCACGGTGCCCGCGCCGCCGGGGCCGGTAATCGCGCCACTGACGCCAAAGCTCTGGCTCGTCACCACGCCTCTCGGCACGACGCCGACGTTGACGAAGTCGGCCTGATTCCCGTAGATGACTTGAGCCAGGATGCCATGCGGCCCCGCCGTTGAGCCGAGGTAGCCAGGCACCACGCCAAGGACCGGCGTCAGCGCGTTGCTGGTGATCCGCATCCATTCGGCATCAACCAGCGCCAGCATCTTCGGTAAGGCGCCGGTCGCGGAGGTCAGATTGATGACGACATCGTTGGTTGCTTTCGCACTCGCGAGCGTGGTCGCAGTTAAGGCCAAGTTCGTATCTCCAAGTTGAGGTTCACGGGCACGTGCTCTCTAGACCTCTCGGCCTCTAACCGCACACTTTACATGCCAGCTCTTGCCGCAGCACCGCCGTGCCATATAGCACGTCAAGGCGCTGAATCCACTGGTCCGTGGTCGCCACGTAATCGCGGATGCAGCGGATCGCCTTGCCGCTCTTCTTCGACGCGGCTCGGTAAGCCCTGTCCGTTCCGCCAGGCAGCGGCATATCGACCATCGCCAACGTGCCGAAGTTCTTATTCGCCACCATGTTGAACGGGGTTGACTTGCTGAGAATGGTCGAGAACGAGGCGGCCGGCGTGTCGTAGACATACACGGCTGTCGAGACGGCCGGCAGGTTCGTCACGTTCTGCAACTGCTGGCCAGGGCCATACATCGCCGGCGCGAAGGGAATGACCATCGTGCCGCCCGAATCGCTCGTGGTCGCCGTGACCACGAACTGCATCGGCGATCCCATGTTCTGATAGTTCTGGGGATTGACGAGGTTGACCGGCGTCGTCGTCGACACGAAGCTAATCGTATCGCCCGCGTTCAGTGTGCCAGTCGTCCAGCCGGTCGTGCTGATCGTCGTGGCGCCATTCGCGGGCGCCGTGCCGACCACAGGCGTTGAGGAGCCAAGTGCGCCAACGGTCTGCACATAGATATTCTGATCCATGTCCCAGGCCATCCCGAGCGTGCCCGATTCCGTCATGCTGCCCGACTCATACTGCGCGCTGATGGCTTTGCCGCTGTTATACAGCGTCTTCAAGTTGTCCATCAGGGTGAAATCCGCGACGGGCGAGAGCCATGCGTAGCGGTCTTCTGACGGGCAGGCGTTGTTGTCCAGCTTCACCTTGGCGAGCCCATACGTCGTGAGCGTCGTCGGCGTCGTGCCCGGCGTGCCGACCGAGTTATTTAGGCCCTGCGCCAAGTTGCAGACATCTTGGTCGATCAGATTGTTCAAGCGCACGATCTGGGGCTTGAGGACGCGTTCGCGGTAGTTATCGATGTCGAGGGCGAGGTTCTGAGACGACACCTGCGTATCGATGCCGCGCTGATACGACAGCGTCAGCGGCACGAACGTCTCAGTAATCGCTTCGATCTGGGCGGCCTGTCCGAGACGCCCCAGATACCGGGGTGGCTTGCGGATATTCAACGTCTGGCCGAGGACGGTCCCACCAAAGTCGAACTGGTCGGAATACTCGCTGTTGATGCGCTGCATCACCTTGTCGGTGTTCTCGAGCACATCCAGCGCTTCAAACGTTACGATATCGTTGGTGAGGAACGTATTCGCCATCGGGCGGCCCTACTCTTATCGACGCGCTTTCCGTTCGGCCTCCCGCCGCGCTTTGTAGGCGGCGTAATCACCCTTGCGGGCAGCTTCGGCAGACGGGGATGGCGTCGTTGGGCTACCGGACCCCACTGGCTGAATTGGGGCAGGCGGCGTCATCGTTCCGGCGGTCGGCGTCGAGGCCAGCTGTGCGGCGCCGTTCGTCGGGGCCACCGTGGAGAGCAGCATTCCAAACTCAATCGGATTCGCTTGCGCGAGCTTTTGAGCGAGAGCGCCGTCCTTCACGATCGCGTATTGCACATGCTCACTCTGCGGATGCTGCAAGATGGCCTGAATCTTCGCGTGATCCATCGGCACTTGCGAGCCGGGTCCGGTCGTGCGCATCGCATCGAAGTCTGCATACACTTTCCGCCCCTTTGCCCAGGTGCTTTCGGCGTGGTTCAGAAAGTCGCGAGAGGCCCGATCCGCTTCGATGCTTTGCCGGATACGGGCGTCGATGCCGGATTGCTGCTCTTCAGCGACCCAGCGCGCAGAGTCTAGCACGAATTCTGCGTAGGTTTTATATTTCGTGCCGATCTCGTCTTCAGTCGGCTGCGGACGGCTCCCCGAAGGGAGCCCCGAATCTCCCCGTTCGGGGCCAGACGGTGAAGGCGGCGCCTGGGCCGCAGCCGCAACCGGGGCGGTCGCGGGCGGGGTGGGTGCCGTAGGAGGCTGAACCTGCGCCCGAAGCTCCGCGAGTTCGCGCTCGTAGGTGGCCGCTTTCGCTTCGGCCTCCTTTCGGGCTTTCGTCAGTTCAGCAAATCGCGCTTGGCCACGGGATTGTTTGACGGGCTCGGCAGGCGTTGATGGAGTTTCAGTCGGCGCTTCGACGGGCTCCGGTTCGTGCCGCTCCATCACGTCGGCCAGCGCCTCTGATGTGACGCCCATGCCGCTCAGCGTGCGCCCGGTCGCGGATTCGTGCGTCGTAATCGCGTTCGGGTCCGGTGCCGCCGTCTCTGTCTCTGCCATTTAGCCCTTCTTGGCGTGCAGGAATTTGCCGAGGTTTTTGTGAGGGTGCCCGCTCGCCTTTGCGACGTGTGCCGGCTTGCCCTTCATGCTGCCGACCGCGAAGTCATGCAGTTGCGACATGCTCATGGAGCCGCGCACCTTCTGCGCCATCGGGAATTTCGCCCCATGCTCGGCCGCTGCCATCAAGCGCTGTTGAGCTTTACTCTTCGCCGGCATGTTACCCTCTCGCCATGATTGAACTACTGCTCGTCCTTATCGTCTGCGGCGTCGCCCTCTACCTCGTGGAAACCTACATCCCCATCAGCCCGCCCATCAAGGTCGTCATCCGCATCGTCGTCGTGCTCTTCCTCGTGCTCATCCTGCTCCGGGCCTTCGGCATCGGGGATGTGCCCATCCCCAGGGTGCGATAACTCGTATTGCATGACATCCTCCCGCGCCTCGAGCACGGCCTCGGCGCTGCGTCCAATACAGCGCAGACCGGGGCCCAGCTCCATATACAGCCGCGTCCGCATGAGCGGCGAGAGTTCAATCTCTGCCGGCTCAGGCATCAACGACATCAGGGCTGCGCCACGGGGTCCGACGCCGTAATCTCGATTGACGTCGCTTCCGCCGCAGTGACGGTAATGTCAAACGTGCCCTGAATGTTCCGCACCCCAGGCGTCAGATCCGCATCGGCAATGACCGTCACGGTGCAGGCGCCAATCGCCGTGCCCTTAACGAGTGCCGTCAGACCCGTCGCATCCGGCGCGATGGATACGACCGCCGGATTCGACAACTGCCATTCGGGCACGCCATCGACAGTCGATCCTTTCGGCAGCGGCGTGGCGGTGAGCGTGGTTTCTTGCGTGGTAGTCATGGACACGGGCATGGGATTCTGCTCCTGTATTGGGCCGCTAGCAATCTGCAACGACTTGGCGCCGGGTTTCTTGTTCGGCGACACGATGGTAACGCGCTTCTTCTTGATCACCACGATAATTGTGCTCATTGCACCACGACGGTCATCGGCCGCGCCGCCCCGCCATCCGTGCAGCCGGCCGCATCCGTCGCCTGCACGGTTAGTTGATAGGTCCCCGCTGGCACCGTGGCCGTGAAATACGAGCCGGCAATGGTGTTCAATCGCGCGCCATCCACGCGGCCTTGCTCGACGCCATTAAACTGCACGCTGATCGTCGTCACATTCGTTTTGCTTTGCAGCAGCGAGAACAGCACCTGCCCGACACCACCGACCGGCAGCGTGCGCGCCCACGTCCCGACGACCACTTTCACATTTGTGGGATCGGGACAACCGGCCATCACGAAGGGGAGCGATTTCGTGCTTTCAGCCGAGCCATTCACACTATCGGTCGCCGTCAGTTGCGAGGACGCGCCCGGAGCGATCGCAGCAGGCGCTTGCGCGGTCGGCGCTTGGCAATTGGCTGTGAAGGGGGCCGGCGTCGTGGCTGCGACACACGTCACGGCGGTGAGCGTCAACGTCGTCGGCGTCGTCGCACCTGGGGCCGTGATATAGAGCTTATAGGCGTAACCTTGCGCGACGGCCACACTCGGCACGTTCGCCTGATCCCACAAGATTTGAGCGCTGACGGGCGAGGCGATAAAACACAACCCCACGAGCAGACGGGCTATCACTTGCCGTCTCGCAGGATTTCCAGTTTGGCTTCAATCTCGCGGATATCGGACGCCGCATCCTGCACGGCATGCCAATCGCCCGCTTCGAGCTTGATCTGGCAATACGCAATCAGACCAGCTTTCCGCTTCTGTAGTTCGATGATCAGGCGATTCATTGAGACGGTATCACTCGTCGTCGTCGCCGTGGCTCCGCTAAAATACGGCATCGCCATTATTGTCCGCTCCCGTTCGGCTGCGCTTCTGCCGCGGCCTCTTGCGCCTGCTGCGCCATCTCCGCTTGGTGCTGCTGGTCGCTCTGTTGCGATTGCTGCGCAGTCTGCGCCTGTTGCGCCCCCTGCGTCAAGGCGTGGTCATGCTGCTGCGCGGCCTGCTCCAACTCGTGCTGATGCTCCATCGCCGCCATGCCAACATCGTGCGCCATCTCCAGCCCCGTCGCCAGCCGCTCTTCCGCCGCTTCGGCCTGTGGATCCATCATGACCTTCGCCGCCGAGATGCGCGCCACCTCAATGGCCGTCGCGCTCTTCATCTCCTGCAATTTCAGTTCATTCGCAAAGCCCATCTGCGCTTTCTGCATATCGGCCTGCGTCTTGATCTGCGTCTCTTGCAAACTGCCCTGCTGCTCGGCCTGCTTCGTCTGAATGAATTGCTGCGCCTTCTGCAATTCGGCCTGCATCTGCTGCATCTGCATCTGCACGGCGGGCGGAATCTGCGGCTGATCGTTCTTGTCCTGCAACTGCGGCGGCAAAGCGTTCCGCAATTTCTCCGCAATCTTGTGCGAGCCAGGGAACGACAACTGCTCCACGTAATCCGGCGTGGCCACGGCGGCCATCTCCGGCGGCAGATGCGGAATCAGTTCGCCCAGCGCCTGCGCCCCCTCTTCCCGCTTCGTCGCCGTCGCCTTCCCGACCGACACCGTCACGGCATAGCGCCCGTTGTTCAAGTCGTAAAACTTGTGCAGGCTGCCCTCGAGCTGCGCGATTTCCGGCGTGATGTTCGGCGGTGAGGGTTGCGGCTGCCCGTTCGGCCCTTCCTGATACGGCTGGCCGACCATCACCTGTTCCGGCTCATCATCCATCCCCAGAATGTGAATGATCTGCCCCTTCGTCGTAATCTTCGGGATGATCTCGACGGCGAGCTCGCCCGCGTAAATCAGCGCCCGCTTCACATTGTCTGGATAGTTGCTATTGGCGAGGTCGCTTTGCGCCTGCAAGGCTTGCAACGCCCGCCCGCTCCGCTCATTCGGGTTCGTGTTCCCGAGACTGGCATCACCCGTCGACGTCGTCGCCTTAATCGCATCCTCGCTGACCCGCATCAATTCCACGGCGGCCTGGATGGGCGGCTCTGTCGTATCCAGCATCGGCGTCGGATACTCTTTCCCTTCCTGGTCCCACGGGTCAAACGGCAGATAGGCGTGATTGATGATGTTCCGCGTTTGCCAAATCTGCTTATAGTTCGCGACCGCGCCAGCCGCGACCATCGGCGCATTTTTCGGCGCCAGCGCGAAAATCTCCATCGCGCCGCTATACGTGTAATTCACCATCCGCTGCGCATCCATGCCCTCTTCAATCACGCCGCGCAGATGCACTTGCCCATCAACATTCAACTCTTCGCCAAGGACCGGAATCAGCGGGATGCGCGAGCCGACCCACTCGAACTGTTGTAACGATTCGACCGCATTGATCTTGTCGCACTTCACGCTGGGCACGCGCATGACGCGCTCGGCCTTGATGTCGGCCTTGTCGTCGGGCTTCTCTTCAACCACCGATCCATCCTGCAACTGATACAGATGCCGGTTCGTGTATTCGATGCGGTAATACTCGGCAATCCGGACCGTCGATTCACTGACCCATTCGCCCGTGCGCTTCCCCATATCCCCCGTCGACATAAACGCATCGAGCCCTCGAATATCCGCGTTCGGATATAACCGCTCGAATTCATCACGCGAGATATCCTCCGTCACGAACATCCATTGCGCATCGGATCGCGTCGGCCGCATGGCGGACGGATCACAATAGACCGTCAGGTTATTCGTGATGCGCTCCATGAAGAGCGCCTGCCACATCGCTTCTTCGGTCAGCTCCCCGTCCCACGTCTCGTTGATGTAATCGGTTCTCAATCGGAACCAGCCGATCCCGCCTTCAATCGCCTGGTCCGCCGCCCATTCAATCGGGGATTCCCCGCGGCTGTTGTTCATCATCCAGCGCAGATAGCCCTTGAAGATATCCGCCGTGTCCTGGTCGCTGCTCCCACCGGCCGGCAGCACGTCAAACCCGAAACTGGCGTTCTTGATGGTGTTGGAGACTTGCCGCACGGGCTGGCTGAGACGATCCACGACGAGGCACGGTCGCCCTGGCTGTGGGGATTTCCCCTGCTCCGGATCCTTCCCTTCGCGTGCCGCCTTAATCGCCGCATGCCATTGATCACCAGCGCGAAACTTTTTGGCCAGCACAATGCGCCCGCGCTGCTGCTCTTCGGCTTCCGCCGCCCGGTTCCAGCGCTCCCGCGCTTCGCGAATCAGATCCTTCGCCACTAGGCGACCTCAATCAACTGATGCTTCTTGCGCGGAATGCCCGCTACGAGGTCGGCGATCTCGTGCACAAACAAACAATCGGGATGCTGGCAATGCGGGAACAGCACGGGATGGAGCACGCCATGTTGATGCACATGGACGCGCTGCTGCTCCTTCGTGGCCAACAGCAGCAGGTATTCCAGTTCGCCGCGCGTCAGCGTCATCACTTCCCCCGCATGTCGCACTTCACGAACCAGATCGCCACCGCTAAAATCGTCGCTAACACGCTCGCCCACATCGCATAGACCAGCGTCATCGCCGTAGCCCCTTCAAGGCTTCGCGTTCCGCTTCAATCCCTGGCATCGCCTGCCGCATCGTCTCTCGCCACTTCAGCGCGTTCTTCGGCGCATGCAACAGCTTGGCTTGCACCCGTGGTGGACTCGCCAGCAACTCGAAATACGCGAATATGGCATTGAGCGTGCCATCCTCTTCCCCAATCCGATAGCCGCGCCAAATATCCCCCGCCACCTGCCGCCAGCGCTCACGCCCTTCGCACACAATCGTCAACAGCCGCGGCCGGTCGCGCTCCATCTGCCGAATGAATTCCTGAATGTTGTCCGTCAGCGCCTTCTCGCGCGTCGTGCTATAGCCGACAATGGGGAGATCAGGCAGGTGGAACATTAGCCATACATCTCCGGTTCGTCCCACGCGTCCGCTTGGCGCCGGTGCTCCTCCACTGTCTCGGCGAGGTCATCCCGTTGCGTGCGAAGCGTGATGAGTGCCGTGTAGATGCGCTTGAAATCTTCAATATCATGCTCCGCATCGTCGCGCATCGCTTCGATAATCTCGTCAATCTCTGTGTTCGTCATGACACACTTCCTTCCCGAAGTGGCGCTAGTCTATACCTTTTACGACATCCACGACTGACTAAACCCCGTAAACGACGGCTGCGACACCGGCTCCTCTTTCTTCTTCCGCGCCACCGTCTGCGCAAACGTCAGCGCCAGTGCGTCCCCCTCATCCGGGCTCGGCACGTCCCGCGCCTTCATCTCCTTCTTGCTCTCCAGCCACACGCGCTGCTTCAAATCTTCCCGCAACCCTGGCGCCGTCAGGTCATTCTCGAGCCGCGGGGACGTGTCAATCGCCCCGTTGACCAACCAGTCCTTCATCCGGCCCCACATCATGTCGCGCATGTAGCGGTATTTGCGGTCGGGACTGTCGGCCCCGAAGTTCACTTCAAGCAAATTGGTATGTCCCAGCTCACGTAGACGCGTCCCCACACTCCCGGCGATACCTGCTGAATCGAGGAAGAGCATGGATACTCGGTGCCCATCGTAGACCCCAGCGAGAACGTCACTGAGGCGATTTGTGAGGACGGAAGGGTCACGCGTGAGCTCGCCTGCGATTCGGATAGCTGGAATGGTGCGCGCATCACGCCCACGGCGAAACCTGATGACGTTCGAATCTTTCCCGCCCCACGCGAGGTCGCAACCGGCGACGAGTGGTTCATCATCTAACACCTCTACCTTCCGTTTTTGCGCATCTCGCACGCGCACGGCATCGATAAACTGCGCATCCTCCGCATTCGGCGGCAAGCCACGCACGCGCACCCGAAACCGATCGCTATCCTCGCCCCAGTCTTCCAACTGTTCCGCAATCAGCGCCTTATTCGGAAACTGGCACGTGCGCGCATCGATCTGCCACGTCTTCCACCCGCGCCCCTTCCCCGTAAACACGATGTCGTGAAAGCTCCCACGCCTGCGCGTCGGGTTGCCAAACAAGAACTGCATCGGCTCCCCATCCGTCAAGCCGCCCTCTTGCACCTCGTGGATGATCTCCGGCACGTTGCTGTCTTCGTCGTTGATGTAAAAACTCGTGCTCGCCGCGTTATGCTGGCCGGCGAAGCTCTCGCTGTTGTCCGGGTCGCACGTCTGCGGGCTGCACTTCCACTCTTCCCGATGGCCTTTGCGATACAGGATGCTCGTATTCAACTCGAACCAGTCCCGCGTAATCGCCCGCTTCACCCAGGTCGTGATGCTCGGCCACGTCTTGTCCTGAAGCTGCGGCCCTGTGTTCGCCGTGATGACGCCTTTCGCATGGCGTCTGGTGGACATGAGGAACGACACGAGCATGCCTGTCAACGCGCCTTTGCCGATACCGTGACCACTAGAAACGGCGGCCCTAATAGGCATAACTGGATCGACACCGTTGAAGTCGCGGGCTTTGATTTCATGTCCTAACCATTCCAAGAATTCACACTGCCAGATGTCCGGCTCACGATAGTGCTGCAACGGGCCTGGCTCGCCCCAGGGGAACGCGCCGCACACCCAGGCTAGGGGATCGCTATAGAGCGACGCGCACCACTCCACGAGGTCGTCATCGTAGCTGCGGGAAGGGGCGGTATTCATGACTTCAAGGCGGCGCCAGCCGCAACCCACTCCGGCACACATGGCAAGCCATTGAGTTCAAAGTGACAAATATCGCAGTCCATGTGAAAGGCGAGTGAGGCTTCAATAGCTTGTTGAAGCGTGGAATAGATCCCCGCTGGATAATCCTCATCCGCTTCGTCACCGCGGCGCATGAGCAGATAGAGTGTCATGGCTTCAACTTCAGCAACGATCGCTCCTTCGCGCGATCGAGCGCCGTCGTATTATCCGCCCGAATCTCAATCTCCTGCACTTGTTCCTTTGGCCGATCAATCGCGCGGTTGAGTAAATCCGTGAACGCCTGGACACTGGGGTCTTTCTCCCAGACCTCGATGACTTCGGCGTCCTGATCGACATCCTCGAGCGAGCGCACACGTTCGAATTTACCCGTCTGCTTATCGCGATAGACCAGATACTGCAAGCCCTTAGCATTGGCTACCTGGGCATGCAGGAGGTCTTGCACGTGGGCGTTGATGTATTGCCGCACCTGCTCGCGGATGCGTTCCTTTTCCAGGGTCGCGGGCCATTTACTGCCGGGTTTACGTCCCGCGCCTGGCCTAACGCCGCCTTTTGGTTTTTTCAATGTAATCAACCGGCATCATACGCTGCTGTGGGAACTGGGAACAGACATGAGGCGTTGAAGGAGCGCTTACGACTTTCATATATATAGTTAGTTCCGCAGTTCCCCACTATATGTGGGAACTGGGAACAGGAACAGAAGTCTAAGAAATTCGCGAATGTGGAAAAGTCTGTTCCGGAGGGCTGGGAACAGACATTAGTTCTGGGAACAGACCTATATTGTGGGAACAGCGGAACCAGGGAACAGCGGAACAGACTCATGAGCGCACGGCAATAGCGTAGAAAAAGGGGTCTTTGGCTTTGCCGAGGCCATAACGAATGACGGAGCCATCAGTCACGAGACGGGCAATAGCATGGAGCTTCATTTGTCGGCGCCCTTCGACAAGTTCAAGCCAATCGAATTGGGACAGCGTGGGCGTGGGGCTATTCGCTAAGGCATCGTAGAGC